CGATTTCCCAGAGCACCACGCTGGCCGACTGCTCCGCACGGGTGCATTCATTCAGTGTTTCCTGCCGGATATCCTGCATCAGTTCACCACCTGTTCAAACTCTGCGCTGAACTCAACACGCAGCATACTGACCCGCGACGACCATTTTGCGCAGGTCACCTTTATCTGCCGCCACTCATAAGGCGGCGTCCACAGAAAGGATTTCCAGCCCCCGTGCTCAGCCAGAAACGACTCAAGCGCCGTGGCCTCCCAACGGGGAACAGAAAGCGTCACGCTGTACGTTTTCAGGTCGGCATTCAGCCCGGCAGGCGCTCGCTGGGAATAGCCATCACCAAAGCGCACTTTCCTGACGGAAGGGGCTGAAGCCACATCCATACCGGGTTTCACTTTCCAGCGGAAGGTCTTCATCGTCCACCTCCGGAGAACAGACCACCATCGCGCATCTGTGCCTGAATTTCATCACGGGCACCCTTGCGGGCCATGTCATACACTGCCTTCAGCATCTGTGGACCTGGCAGACCATTCGTACCGTCGTTCTGAATCACCACGTTGTTGTTCTGCTCAAATCTGATACCCTCTGAACGCCGCATTTGCGCCGGACTTCCGGTGCCACCGACATAACCGCCGGTGGCATAGCCGCGCATCAGCCGGTAAAGATTTCCCACGCCAATCCGGCTGGTCGCCTCCTTCGTGAAGACAAACTCCCCGCGATGAACAATCCCCGCAGGTTCATATTTACCCCCCGTCCCCGTAAATCCCCCGGTCGCGAAATGGAAGTTCGCGCCGCAGCCTGAATGGCTGTACCGCCTGACGCGGATGCGCCGCCACCAACAGCCCCGCCAATGGCGCTGCCGATACTCCCGACTATCCCCACCATCGCCTGCTTCAGAAAAATCTCTGTCAGCATGGACAGCACAGAACGGGTGAAACCACGCCAGTTCTGTTCGCTGCCGGTCAGCATCGCTGCCATATTCTGTACAATACCGTCAAAGGTCTGCGTGGCCGCGTTTTTAACCTGCGAAAAACTGTCCGTCGCACTTTCCGCCCACTCGCCCCAGCCGGACTTCATCCCGGCCATCCAGCTTCCACGAAGCTGCTCCTCCGCAGACCAGGTGTTCTTCAGTGCAGATGTGGCCTTCGCCAGCGCAGCCGGATTATCACCGTACACCTCACGAAGGCGCTGCTCTTCCGACTCCCGCTGCGCCTGACGGTCGGTGAGTCCGCGTGCTTTTGCGCTGATTGCCGCCTGCTTCGCGCTCTGCTGCTGTTCAAACCGCGCCGCCTGCTGTGCCAGCTCATTCAGCCGTTTCTGGTGTTCAATCTTGTCGCCCAGCTCAGCCAGCTGGCGTTTGTACTCCAGCGTTTCTTTCTCATGGGCCAGCAGGGATTTTTCCTGCTCAGATAACTGCCGTTTCGTGGCGGCCTCTTTCAGGACCACATACTGATTTTCCGCTTCCCATAAATCCCGGCGCTGCTGGCTGATTTTCTCATTCACACCGCTGTGTTTTTCCAGCGTCCTGAGCTCGGTTTCAAGCGCCAGCATGGCTGCATGCGCCCGGTCTTCCTGGCGCTCACCGGCAGACACCTTCACACCTGACGGCTTTTTCAGCGTCGATTCATAATCCTTTTTTGCCGACGCCATCAGCGTGTTGTAATCCGCCTGCAGGATTTTTCCGTCTTTCAGGGCCTTATTCAGCTCTTTCTGACGGGCGGTATATTTATCCAGCGGCGTCTGCAGGCGCTCATACGCCTTCTGCGCCTCTCCGGTATACTTCAGCTGTGACGCCTCACGCTCAGCCCGGTCCCTTGCCGCCAGTTCACCGGCTTTTTCCATATCCGACTGCAGCGTGGCCGCTGCCAGACCCAGACGGGCATTTTCCCGGTCATCCCATGCCCCCTGAAGGTTCGCACGAAAAGAGGAGGTCTTTCCCCGGCGCTGGCTCCGGCTCTGGTACCACTGCCATTTTTTATCCGCCTCATCAAATGCCTTCTGCGCACTGGCGAGCATATCCGCTGAGGATTCAGGACGACCGATATCCAGAATGGCATCCCACATCGATTTGAATGCCTTCCCTGTTTTATCCGCCCAGGTCTCCAGTGTTCCCATGTTTTCTTTCAGGCGACGGGTCTGCTCATCAAAGCCTTTCGTGGCGATATCGTTCGCCGCCTGCAATGCCCCGGCCTCGTCTCCGGAACGCTGCAGCTGTGCAACATACGCAATCTGCTCTGCCGTCACGTTACGGAACTGGCGCGCCATCGCCATCAGTCCCGACGTCGGGTCAGTGGTCAGCTTCCCGAAGGCTTCAGCGACTTTATCCACCTCCACACCGGATGCAGACGCAAAACGCGCGACACTCTGGTTGATGGCATCAAACTGTTCACCACCACGCACACCGGCATTCACCAGGGCTGCCAGTGACTCTCTCGCCTGGTTAAACGTCAGCCCTGCTGCCTGCCCGGCTCTTGAGAGAGTCAGCATACGATCGGCAGTCAGTCCGGACTGATTACCGGAAAGAACCAGGGTTTTATTAAACGCTGAAAGCGTGGAATCTCCCTGGTACCAGGCGTACACCAGCGCACCTGTCGCCACCGCCAGCGAGGTGACCCCGACCATCGGCAGGGTGATCGCACCGGCAAGCCCCCTGAACATGGGGATCATCCCGCCGAAGGAGTCCTTCACCTGACCGCCCTGTTGCAGCAGGATCAGCCAGGGATTCTGACCACCTGCAAGCTGCGTGGCGATATCCGTAAACTGTGCGGGCAGGGTTCGCATGGCCGCTTTATACTGCCCGACGGAAATCCCGGCTTTTTGTGCAGCCAGCGCCTGGCGGCTCAGGCCCTGTTCAACAGCACTGGCGGTTTTTCTGGCGTCGGTATCCAGACCTGAAAAATGACGCCTTACCCGGCTCATCTGCTCATCGAAACGGACAGCATCCAGACTCAGGTCAATAACAAGATCACCAACCGGCTGGGACATATCTCACACCTCCCGGAATCCCCGCTGAAGCCATCATTAATGCGGCATCATCCACCATGACATCCGCCACATCCGCAGACGATAAAATATCGCGCCCTCCGTCCCCACCGAACCGGACGCCTCCGGCAAGTCCTGCCGCTTTCTGCATCAGCATTTTGTCCTCATCCGGCCTCTCCACCTGCTCTTCCTCATGCCGGGGGACAAGCAGACTGAAATCAGAGGGATGCATATCCGGATCGCAAAAAAACAGGCTGAGTACAGCGTACGTCAGCCCGGAAAAATGCATATCCAGCTGGGTATCCTGAAAATAATGCGTACGGTAAAAACGGTGCCAGTCGGCATATTCGGTGGATGTCATCCCGGCAAGCATGGCGCGCCAGTCGGGTCTCCCCATCTCACGCGCCAGTCTGAGGGCAAAGTTCAGCTCGCCGTCGAAGACTTTCCCGCAGAAAAATCATCATCAGTCAGCGTGTTATTTTTCGCCACTTCAGTAATATCAGTATCCGGACGAACAGCTTCGATCATCCCGGACAGGCACAACACCACGTCTTCCGCCCGGGCAATGGCATCGGCAGGCCAGGTGGTGAGCACTTCCTGCTCTATCTTCATCACGGCCTCATTCATTGACGGTGACTGCGTTTTCTGTGGATGGTTATGCCACAGGGACATCGCCACCAGAAACGCGCCGGTTCTGACGAGATCTTCCACGCTTACCTGCAGGTTGCCGCAGGATTCTGCCTGTTCTGCACGCCGTTTCAGGAGGGCAAGATGCTCGATACGCTGCAGCGCAGACAATTCGGAAAGCGTGACAGACACACCGTTATATTCAAATTGTTCTGTTTTCAGAAACATGTATTACCTCCGTTTACCCTGCAGCGCCCGCTTCAGTAACGGTGACTTCAGCCACTGCGGCGAACTGACCATTTCCGCTCACCACAGGGATCTGCACCTTACCTGTCGCCACGCCGTTTACCGTAATTGTCATATCTTTCACACTAATGGTGGCTTTCGACGGATCGGCGGAAACCGCTCTGAACGTCTTGTCGGTTGCACTTTCCGGCTCAAAAGAAACCGTCAGGGTGGTTGTTTTCCCTTTTGCCACCGTACCGGATGTCGGCGTCACCTTAATCGCACTGACCGGCGTAATTTTGCTGCGTTCTTCCGCTACAGAAGGTTTACCCACGTTAGTGACTTTCACCGTGCGGGTGATCACTTCTTTCGCCGTCACGGCCTTACCGATACTGCTGACCCAGCCACGAAACACATCCACCGTGCCATTCGGAAAACGGATTTTATAGGCCCGGACATCGCCGCTTTCAAACCAGCCTATAAGCCCTTTCTGGCCTTCCTCTCCCGGTTTCCAGGCCAGCGTAAAACTGGTATCACCTGCAGATTTCTGCCCCTGCCCGGTCGCGGTCCAGTCCGCGTCTTCATCATCCAGGTAGTTATCATCGTAGGATTCTGCCGTCATCTCGCCCTCACATCTCGTATGTAATGGAATAAGTCAGATCTGCAGAACTCCATAACGCCATATCGTCATCACGACGATACTCATAGCCCTGCGTAACCATCGTGGTAATCAGTCCTGCCAGTGCCGGGATCGCGGTCATCGCCGGGTAAATCCGGCTTTCCATCCACTGATCAAGCTCTGAATCCGGTACCTGTGCCGGTAAAAACACCTCAATATGCAGCGTGGCCCGCCAGGTATCTGCATCCAGCTCTTCACCGGTATACTCTGCATCCGTCAGATAAACCGCGATCGCAGGAAAATCCTCTTCGTCAAAAACAACGGGGCGACCATCAAACAGCGTCGCCCCGTGTTCATGCTGCTCGAGTGCATCCAGCACTGCAGCACGGATATCAGTGTGTTTCATCGTTTTATCGCAATCCTCAGTTGTTGTTTCAGCGCGGATGCCAGTTCTCCGGGCAGGCGTTCACGCCGGATACGGTCAACATTCTCATCAAATGCCTGTTTCAGTGGGGCCGCCATCGGGATTTTCACCACCTGAATGGGAAGGCGATTACGCTTTTTCCTTCCCTTGTCGTCATTGCCCTCCTCATATCTGGCCTGGGGAAGACGTTGCATAACATGCCAGCGCCCATTATTTAATCGCTGGATAAATGCCCGCTGATAACGATGCTGACCGGCTTTGAGTATGCTGTTCGGACGACGCCCCAGCATTCTGATCCCCAGCTTAATCACAGGGAGATCACCGCGGTTAACGATAATTCTGGCATTCGGATTTCTGACCGTCGCCCGTTTCAGTCTGGACCGTTCCTTTACCAGTTTCCGTCTCACCCTGGTTTCCCGGGCAACCTGTGACGAAGACTGATTAATCGCCGTTGTGGCCACGCGGTTAATGGTCATTGCAGAAGCAGCCGGAATGGCGTTTTTACGAACCCGGCTCAGATTGTCAATCGCCTGATCAAGCCCTTTTATCGCCATAATTCACCCTGCGTTTATCGTCGCCGGTTAACTGCGGGTGGTTGCCCACGGTTGAGCCAGAGATAACAGCTACCCCCGTCATCCGGAGAAACACGATCCACCCAGAATGTCTCACCATTAATGGTCAGCGTGTCACCACGCCGCACGGCACGAACCGTATCCGTCCGCACAAATAATGACGGGCTGCTTCCTTCAATACGGACCCCGCTACCGGCAAACCCCAGCGACTCCGGATCGTCAAAAACCCCCTGAACTTCGCTGCCACACTGTGCCCCCGAGGTGAACTGCGCACAGAGCCCCATCACTTCAACAATCGTTCTGTCCACCCTGGCAAGGGCAGCATCAAAGGAATTCTCAAAATCACGCATAAACGGCCATTCCGCTCCTGACCATGTCTTTTGCCACTGAGGGGGGCATCAGAATTACTCTGCCAGCATCAACATGCTCAACAGGCTCACCTGTTTCATCGTCAACACCGCACAGGTAAAAACACTTCAGAAGCCTGATACGTTCCAGAATACCAACGTCATCCTCACCGGTGTGCCTGCATGCCTGCTCATGAACGGTATCATCAACATCTGCGATTTCATTTTCCGAGGCGCAAATCTCCTCTTCCCACTCTGCCACACGCTGTGCGATATCCGCAGCACTCCCCGACATATCCGCCTCGCGCCCCAGCAGACCAGCCAGTTCACGAAGACGTTTCTGATTTTCTTCTTTTGTTGCCATATCCAGCTCCCTGTGAAAAAAACACGGGGGCATTTCGCCCCCGCTCACGGATTATTTCACCTGTACCACCACAAACTCATCCGGATCCGGCAGCACCATCAGCGGCGCGGACTGCGTCATGGTGAATTCACAGGACGGATCGCCCACGGTCAGCCAGTGTTTCGGGTAACGGGAAGAAGCCACCACTCCTTCAGACAACGCCTGTGCATCCTTAATGGCTCCATAGCAACGAATCCCCTCTGCTGCCGTATTCCCCAGCACCAGCGTGCCCTCCGGCAGATAACGTTTTTCGGTACCGTCCTCTGCCACATAAGACGTTTTCGCTACCGCAATGACCAGATCGCCGTAATACCCCTTGAAGGATACCACTGCGCCCAGATCTTTCACTGCCGTTTCGAGTTGTGAATTTGAACCGCGACGGGTATCCATTTTTTCGCGGAAAAGCTTAAAGCCATTCAGCAGACGCCAGACGGTACCGTCCATAATGGCAATATTCACAAGACCACTGGCCTGATCACAGAAAAGGTCGATATCATATGTCGGGTCGAACGTGTCACGATCCTGTTTTGACCACTCCTTACCGCTACCTTGTATGATGTTATTCTTCGTCGATCGGCCAAAATCGACTTCAATTTTCTCGAACTGGTCTCCTTCCATCGTATATTTGCCATACAGCACGGCATTCACCGCCTGCATTTCTTCCACCTGCACAATAGCGTGCTCTTCCTGTTTGAGGTTATCAGTGATGATACGCAGACGACGGTAGGCCGGGTCGTTCAGCTGAGCCGGATCTTCACCGGGAAGGCGCTCAACCGCCTGCTGGTAATTAAATTCGTGTTTGGGCTTGACGTAGCCCGGACGCAACACGCGGGTTTCACCACCACGATGGCGCAGCACTTTTCCTTCAACGATCGGGGAGACATAGGCCGCCACCGGCGTTTTTCCGGTAATTTTGTCCAGCATCACCTCTTCGGTGTGGAAATTCACCGTACGGCGGAAAAACAGCTCCAGAAACAGCGCACGGAATTTAACTTTTTGTTCGGTATAACCGAGTAACTGGCGGGTCGTAAACAATCCCATAAATCAGTTCCTTTCATTAAGAAATCAGTCAGGCCAACGCGGTGGCCTGATAACGTGTTACGGCAGCGCCGCGTGACTCAGGGCGGTGCCGGCAAAGGCATTTGCCTTTTTGTGTTCATCCACACTGTCAGGCCAGCGGATTGCCTCCGTCGCAAAGGTCCCCGACTTGTAATACGTCAGCACCGCCTCTGTGCCTTCAAGCGGCAGTACCAGTATGCCAACCGCACTACCGGCTTTCTGTCCATCCCAGACCACCAGTTTCCCGGTGGCCCCATCCAGCATCAGGGGTGTCAGTGCCGGTGTTGCCGAGGAAATCCCGCTGCTGCCTGTGGCGGTGTGAGCCGGATCATTACCGGCAAAAATACGTACTTCCGCACGCTGTTCAGTGATGGTTTTCGTCACCATATTGTTAAAACCTCGTATTGATGTTCAGCACTGACTTCATGGCATGGCCATGAGCATTTTCACGTCCGCATCACCGTCTTCTGACGCCTGTGACACGCTCCCCCTGGACCGCAGCCGGTGAATGGTTCGCCATGAAATGTTCAAACAGGGCGGTTGTGGATGCAGAGACCGGTTCTGCCTTACCTGATCCCGCAGCCAGCACAGCCCGGGCGCTCTCCACGGTCATTCCCGGGCAGGCAGCCAGCTGTTCAGCCTGCGCCTCAGCCCCTTTTGCCTCATCCAGTGCCATGATCTGATCACGGAGTGATGGTCCGGCATTCGCCTGCGGTGAAGCAGCCAGGATCGGGCGGGCTTTTTCCACCGTCATCTCCGGCATCGCCGCCAGCGTTGCTGCCAGTTGTTCACGACCGTTCGCTTCTTCACACGCCATAATGCGATCGGCTTCACTCTGCGCGGATGCCACCGGCTGCTGCGGTGCCGCCGCGGCCAGAATCGCCCGGGCCTGTTCAACGCTCATGCCCTGTTGCCCTGCCAGCATCGTGGCAAGCTGTTCACGTCCTTTCGCTTCCTGGCATGTCAGGATCCCCATCACTCGCTGGTTCTCCTGCACGGCGGCTTCCGTTGCAGTTAATTGCGGCATAGTGCCTCCTCTGACATTACTGTTCAGCGCCGTGGCCATCACACTGATGGCATCCGACGCATTGATTAATTCATCCGCCAGCCCGGCCTCAATGCCGGACTGACCTTCAAAAACGGCGGCCTCTGTTCCCGTGACCGCATCCACAGACAACCCGGTATACATCGCCACTTTTTCGGCAAACATCCGGTGCGCCGCATCAATCCGCTGCTGCATATCCTGGCGAACCTCTGCCGGCAACGCTTCAAACTGATTGCCATCCACCTTGTGCGCCCCGGCATAAATCAGCGTGATATCCACACCGGCCTGCGCCAGATGACCGGCATAGCTGACATGGCTCATCATCACGCCAATGGAGCCGATACGGGATGTCTGGGTAACCAGCCGTCGGGAGCAGGCCGACGCCAGCAGCATGGCTGCAGAACAGGCCGTGTCATTGCACAGTGCCCAGACCGGCTTCTGCTGACGGAGGCGGTAAATCATGTCAGCGCAGTCAAACGCGCCGGCGGCCTGCCCACCCGGACTGTCAATGTCCAGCAGTATGCCCCGCACCTGGCTATCTGCCATTGCCTGCTGAAGACAGGCGACAATGCCGTCATAGCCAGTCATTCCGGAAAATGGCCGCATCCCCCCCAGCCGGTGCACCAGCGTGCCGGTCACCGGCAGTACCGCAATACCGTTCACCACCCGGTAAACACGGGCCGGTCGTTTACCTCCGGCCATGTACTCGTCCGTTTCAGCCAGCATTCCGGGAGCATCAAGCTGTACCTGCTGTTGTGGTACCGAAAGACTTGCTGCGCCCATCTCGCGCCCGAGCGCGCAAAAGAAAACCCGCGCATAGGCGGGCTCCAGAAGCAGCGGTTCATTGAATGCTGCGGCAATAATGTGTGAAAGATTACGTCTCACGTGGTGTTGTCTCCTCTTCCGGCCTGCGACTCTCCGCTATCTGCTGCTGATACGCCTGCGCTATCCACACCGGACGTGAGAGTCCGGCTTTTTCCCGCTCTGCAGATTCCCTGACCTGCTGGCGGAAAATGTCCTGATAATCCTCGCCCATCAGCGCCAGCTCTTTCTCATACGTGCTCAGTCCGGCCTCAATGCGCATCACTGATTCCTGAACCTCCTTGAGCCCGTCAATGGCCATTCTTCCGGCTCCAATCCACTCAGCCCGTGACCAGGCTGATCGCGCCTGATAAAAATCAAAACGTGCCCGTGGCGGACGAATAATCCCCCGAAGAAGTGCCTCTTCCAGCCAGCAGGAAAACATCTGCGTGGCCAGCCGGGACGCAATAAATTTTCGCCGCCCCATAAAATAGCGCCACGACTCATTGGCGGATGCGCGGGCACTTGAATAACTGACCTTCGAGTAATCACGGGACAACTGTTCGTAGGAAACGCCAAGACCGGCGGCGATATACCGCAGCAGCGCCTGTTCAAGCGCCGAAAATCCATTGTCTGAATCCTGCGCGGTCTGAAGTTTCAGATCATCACCGGGGAAAAGGTGCGGAATTTTGACACCGCCCAGCGTCACGCTATTCGTGTCATACCAGGTGGAGAACTTATCCAGAATATTAATAAGCGGATTATCCTTCTGCCCCTGCGGCGCACCGGCGATATATTCAAAGGCCTTTTCGGTATCAAGGTCACTTTCAATCGTCGCTGCATACATCGCCTTCACTATGGCCGACTGAAGCTGTGTTGCCTGCAGGGAATCCAGCATCTTCAGCCGTTCCATAACGCTGTAAAACTGATTGGCTCCACGGGTCTGCCCGTCCTCCACCGGCTCGAAAATATGCAGCATGGCCGGACGCCCGGTGGGTAGTTCACGCGGGATCCGTTCCCATCGTCCACTCCCGGAGCGAGGAAAATCATCCTCACAGATATGGTACGCAACGGCACGGCCATATCGATCAACCTCCACACCAGCCCGCAGAAAACGGTTCCCCATACCGTGTCCTGGCGTGTCCACCCGTTTCGGACTCACGGCTTTAAAACGCGTACGAAACAGTTGCGTACTCTCCGTATCCCAGACCGGCTGCACAAAGATTTCGCCGTTAAACGCATGAACGCCCACACCTTCACGGATAAATTCCGTAAACGTGCGTTTCCCTTCCACGTCGATCTCACCAAACATCCCTTCTGCGTATTCTGACCAGGCCGCCTCCACCTCATCGACAAAACTTTTTGCCGCGGTCTCCCGCATCCCCAGCCAGCGCCAGTTCGGACGGTAGCTAATCAGAAACATATGCCCGACAATGTGATCCTTATGCAGTGCCACCGCATTGGCCGCTATTCCGTTATTGCGCACCAGATCATCTGCACGGGCATTCCCCAGACGCAACGCGGGCAGCAGGGCCGCATCGGCACTCTGCGAGGGTGGCAACCACTCTGCCATTTGCCCGCCAAATCCTGCACCGCCACCGGTGTAGCTGAGGCTCTCCCGAAGCGGAACGCCGTTCACATCAATCAGGACAGGCGTTCGTTTCATAACCTCACTCCCAGCGGACGACGGCGACGGCGGGTTGTCCCCAGTACCGACTCCGCATCATTGATCGCCCGGTTAAGCTCATCCAGAGAAGCTGCCGTATATTCAATTCTGCGACCATCTTTCTGGACAGACACCACCCGTTTACCGGTTAATAAATCAAGGCGCGCCTGACGCAGCGCCTGCAGTTCAGCGACTGTAACCATTCACTCCTCCGGACAGCTTCGCTGCCAGTTCTTTAAGGGTTGGCCGGGTCGTCTCTTCTTCCCGGGATTTTGCCAGTACAGCCAGATCAAGCTGCCAGCGTTGCACGGACACACGTAATGCCGCGTAGGCATACACCAGGCAGTCCAGCGCTTCGTTACGCCGCTTTTTGTTATCCCACAGCAGACGCATCTTTCCTTTTTCCCACTTCTCCACAAGCTCTTCCGCCACCAGTTGCTGCGCCTCTGTCTGCGAAAAAATCTCCGGATCATCAGGAAAACGGATGGCATACGACGTGGCTTCATCCACAGGCGTGGGATCGGCTTTCATACGGGCATAGAGAATTTCTTTTGCGGTGTCCGTCCCCACTTCACACAGATACACGCCCCGCTGATTGCGGGTTTTTGGCATGGTGATCACCGGCTTGCCATAGACAGATGCGCCTTTTACCGGCAGCACCCGGAAAACACCGTGTTTTTTTGACCTCTGATAAACGATTTCGCCATCAATCCCCCCGATGTCCCAGCAGACACGGGAAATAGTCATTTCGGTTCCGTCTGCATGGCGGTATTTTTTGTTGATCGCCGCATCCACACGTAATAGCGTCTCTTCCTCATCGGGACGCCCCATAATGATGATTTTATCCACCAGAAAGGCTTCCTCTCCCGGAGCCCATCCCCAGACATACATCTCAAAACGGTTTCGCTGCGAGTCAATGCCCGCCGTCAGATAAACCACCCGGGCAGGCACCGCCGTCGTGTAACGCACAACCTTATCCATCAGTACCTGGTGATCGAGTTTTTCGCCCACGGCCTCTTCCCAGGTCTCGCCCAGCGTGGTGTTCACAAAGGTTTTCAGGCCGTTGGGATCTTTCAGTGCATCCAGCCAGTCATAGACAATCTGTACCCAGGTGGTGAACGGACTGTACGCCGTCCAGATATGGAAAGTGATGGAGCGCGGCGGCGGAATTTCATCACCCCGGGCGCTGAAAAACATCAGGCCGTCACGGGTCCACATGCCCGTGTTTTCACAGATCCACCGCCCGTTACTCTGGTCAAGCTCAGACTGATGGATCACACAGCCATGATGCTCACAAAGGTAGAAAACACTTTCTGGCTTATTCTTCTCCCACTTAAGACCGAAAGGCGAGGCATCATCGCCAAATTTCAGATACTGCTCCTCCCCACAGTGCGGACAGGGCACATAAAAACGCATGAAGTGTGCCGACTCGTTAGCGGCTTTTTCGATCTGGCAGGAGCCTTTGATTTTAGGCGTCGAGCCGCGAATGGATTTTGGCCATACAGAGCCCTCAATACGTTTATCCCCCAGCAGGGTTGGCGAACCCTCTTTTTCAACATCCGGTTCGAACGAGGAAAGCTCGTCATAACAGACCACATCCACGGATTTTTCACGGTAGTTTTTTGCTGCCGCACCACCCAGACACCAGAACCCCACACCGGAGGAAAAACGCTTCAGGGTGAGCGTATTATCGCGGTGTTTTCTTCCGAACCATGGAGCCAGCTCCAGCAATGCAGGAACATCCCTTATCGTTGGCTCAACATGAGATTTCATAAAATCTTCAGCAGCTGAGTCCGTGGGCTGAAAAAGAAGGCTGTTGCGTGATTTATGCTCAATAAAATAAGCCTCCACTCCCAGCAACATCTTTGTATAACCAACACGGGCAGATTTAATCAGGTTAACCGTACGAATCAGATCGTTGCCCATACAGTTCATGATGCCAACCTGAAACGGCAGTGTTTCCCACCGCCCCGGGGTATAAGACGACTCTTTAGGAAGGTAATAATGTTTATTGGCCCACTGAACTGTCGTCAGTGGAACAGGAATAATGAGAGATAAAAGCCCTGTAGCTATCGCACCGGCTGCATTAGCTGCCTTCTGCGCGTCTGAAATCATCGATCCACCCGCCCACGTTTTCACCGGCCTTAGCTGAAACATTGGAGGCTTTCGCGATTTCAGTTTTCACCACATCAAGGTGTGATGGTGAAATGTCCGGATATTTACGCTGTAATGTCAACGGCACACGCACAAGTATCCCCGAAATCTCCTGTGCCACACGTTGCAGAATGAAGGTAAACAGTTCAGTTTCCAGCACTACTCCGTCTTCACGGGCATTTTTCAGTTCCTGCGCATCTGCCTGCGCTTTTGTGAGCCGGTAGCGTTCATAGTCAATGGTGCCGGGTTGTAAATCTGACTCCGCTGCCGCACGCAAATCGTCCAGTTCTTTGCGGAGCTTTTCGTTTTCGATATCAGTTTCCCTCTGCGCATACCACTGAATTGCCATGGCAGTATCAAATACAGATTCAATGCCCTTACTACCTTTGGAGGCGCAAGGGAGTCCCTGAGACTGCCAGCGTTCAATCGTCCGCGGGTCCACGTTGAAAATTTCGGCAAGCCTCTTTTTATTAACCTTCATGAAAACAACCCATTATCAAATACAAGGCCGACATGAAAACGCCAGAAAAAGGCATTTTCGGACACTTTCATGTCGGACCTTTACGGATGCAATATTAAAAAAAAAACAAAAAGTTATATTCGAGAAGTACCGACACGATTTTCCCTGAAAAATTTTCATAAATAGTGAAAAACCGCGAGGTCGCCGCCCCGTAACGGCCCGGATCGCCGGAAAGGACCCGCAAAAATGATAATGGTTATCATTTTCAATGTAGTCCGGTTTCTTCCACCATCGCACCGGACAGGCGACTATGAGGGGACAACGCCGCGCTCCGTTAACGCGGTAAACCCCGGTGTGTATCGTTTTTGATTATCCCCGCACACTCGCGCAGAGGAGTCTCCC